TAGCAAAATCTCAGCCGTATGTAGTGTATAATCGTTTACAGGTAATAGCAGAGTCAGCGAAAGAAACTAAGGAAGGTACAAATTATGCCCACAACAACTTTTGAGAAGAAGGCACTAATCCTTGGGCAACTGTGGATTAATTATAAAGCAGAGGATGAGTGGATTGATTTCTTTATTTATAATGATTTAGGTTTGCCACTTGCCTTCGCATTTGCGGAAGGCATAATCAATCACACACCAACACTAGAGCAATACATAAACGAAACCTGGGATTTATTTATTGAAGGTTTGAGTGTTCAGGATACAGGGTTTGATAGTATTGAGGAACTACTCGACGACGACTAGCCGTTGGCCCGAAAGGGCACGTGCATATCTTTTTGAATTTGTCAAACCACAAACCTTATATTGAGACATTACGAACCTCCAAAACTTTCCCCCAGCAGAACATTACGATCCAAACCTTTATATCCCCAAACCAGGACATTACGAACCTCTAAAACTTTCCCCCTGCTGAACTTATACCATAGTTTGTAAGGTTTGTCAAACCATGTTATAATTATATTATGAGTCCAAGACATCATTTTGCAGAATATGCTAAAAGAGATCCAAAAGGATATAGGGCTTTCTCTGACTCTATGTGGAATACCTTTGTTACTGTTACACATGCTATAGGTTTGTCACCTTTCTTTACTTTTACCCCCGATTTTTTGCAGGCTAAAGAACTTGAGCAGGCCACAGGCCGCTTCGCCCCAGGCGAAATCCCAGGGGATCAAGACCAAACCCTATAACAAATAACCCCTATAAAATAACAAACCATTATGTCCTGGTTTCTTTAAATTCTATAAAGGTTTGTTAAAAAAACATTACGATTATCGACAATTTCTCCCTGGTTTTGGGAGATTTTTTTATGGGGTTTTAAGGCAGAGAAGGACTTGACAAACCATTATATCTGTGATATCATCCGCTGCGAGGATATAAGGTTTGAAGGTTTGACAATATGAAGGTTTTGTGATAGGGCCCCGCTCCCCCAAAAAAGATTACGAACGCCTCTTTAAAAGCGCTCCCTACTCCACTATCCTCCACAATGCTCCACTTCTAGAATGTCTAAATATATTATCAGTAAGATTAATCTGTGGATAACTTGTGGATAACTATGTTGAAAACCATGATATCATCACCCAATGGACCTATGGATTCTATACATTTACTGGATTTATGCTATGTTAGGGCTATCTGGAATAATGGTTTTGATGGCTATCTACGAATCATTTAAAGACTAACCTGTGGATAACTCTAAAAAACCACGGTAAATAAAGATTACGATACATCCTTTATCGCCCTATTGACCATACGGATCAAACCTCTTCGAGTTATTTTCGACGCATCAAATGTCTCCGTATATCCCCCTTGTGGCATATCTGCCTTATCCAGAAAATGTCCATACTTGGAAGTAAGGGTTTGTACTACTAGGGATTCTATGTATCTTGCTTGATCCCGTTCGGAAAACCACCAATACTTAATTAATATCCAACCCTTGGTCCTATGGCTTGCAAACCTTCTACCAGACACATCTGAGATGCCTATCTTAATAGCCTTGTGTATGGGGCTGTAGAGTATGTATAGTAGGGTCATAGATATATTATACTTGACAATCAATCCTGGACCCGCTATACTTAGATTATGCACATATTCAGAGTATCTCTACTAGATTACGCTACGGCATTTGATCTTGATATCTTTGCCTCAACTGAAAAAGAAGCCAGAGCAATGGCACAAGCAGAAGAACCTAAGATGAACATTACGAAGGTGGTTTGTCTAACCACTATTGAATCTATATGATCAATATGGAAATCCCTGATCCATTCCAAACCTTTGTATCCAAGAAATATGCCAACGCCAAAGGCTATGTCCATGACTTCTTTACTGGGGAATGGTCTTATCGTTGTTCTACCTGTAAGGAAGACCTTCTTGGTCCGTCCCGCAAAATATTGACAAAGATTAGACTTTATCATACAAGAAATGAGTGCTTAGGTGGATATTGATGAGTTTATGAAGGACCCTTGGAAAAGGTTCAATGAGATGAGAAACACACCACATGAATGTGATTACGATTACAGGATAGATTCCTCTGGCACAATGTTCTTTGAGATATGCCGTCTTTGCCTTGATACTAAGGGTGTTATCGAGATGAATGATTAATGTACTCCAACTGTGGCACATACGCTGGCTATCGAAAACATCATAACCACAACACTAAACCATGTGTTGAGTGTTTGGCTGCAGCAAGTGTCTACAATAGATTACGATATGCCAAGAATAATCGTGCCCATGTGACAGCCAAGTATCGTGCCTCAAACCTTGATAAGGTAAGAGATAGGGAACGATCTAAGAATAGAAGGCGCAGAGCAAAGATTACGAACGACTATAATGAACTCCAGGTTATATCTATCTATGGGATTGATTGCTACTTATGTGGATTAGAGATTGACTTTATGGCTCCCCGAAAATGTGGGGTCAAGGGATGGGAGCAGGGTTTGCATATTGATCATCTTGTTCCTATTGCAAAGGGTGGCTCAGATACATTGGAAAATGTCAGACCAGCACATGGGTTATGTAATTTGAGGAAATGGGCAAATGAAGAAATGTGATCATACTTGGTACATGAGAGAGCATGGCATTACCTGTACAAAATGTCTAATGATTTGGGAGAGTGATGAGGATAATAGTCTGTCCGATTTGTAAGAAGGAATGGGATCTTAGATGGGGTGTCTTTGGACATGATTCCCTTGCTAGGCATATGAAGGCTACTCACCAATAGTGCCCGTGTAGGGCATAGGGAGGTTTACTAACTCTATTTTGCGCCGAACTTTAAAAACTATTTTTCGGCGAACTTTAATTCATAATTTTTATCTGTAGTAAACCACATAGGGATTGAATATCTATCTTCGCCTATATGCTTTACTTCATGAAAAGATTCAAATTCTGCCGACTTAAATAAAACTAAATCGCCAAGTTCTGGCATAATTTCTAACTTAAGGTATGGAAACTCAAGAGGACTTGACTGGGTTGGGGTGTTTAAATACAGTATGGCACTGTATGCATAATGATCTATTTCATCATTATCTGTGTCTCTGTGTGCTTTTATTTTAGCCCCAGATATCTGCTTTGTTATCCACAATGTTGCAAGATAAAGGTCTTTATTTTCTTCAAACTCATCCCTTATAGAATTTATAGAAAGATTTATAATATTTTTTACACTACTCTCTATTTCATCTATGTCTCTAATAACCCTAGACAACATTTTTTTGTTAGAATTTTCAGTTCCAAACTTTTTTATAAACCTGAGTTTGAATGGTCCAGAACCAAAAGAATCTAAATTAGTATTAATATAATCAATTATAAAATTAGCATCTTGTTCGCTTATACAGTTTTTTAACACCTTAACTGGGTTCATGTTGATAAGTATATCACAGTGTGGTATTATTGATATATGATACTAAGTGATGAAGCAATCAAAAAAGTTGCCGAACTAATTATTGAGTCTCAGATATCAACACCTGGGCGACCACAGTTCCTGCGTATATCCGTCTCCCCTGGAGGGTGCTCTGGACTTAGATACCAAACCTACTTTGACTATGAAGAAAAAGAAGGCGATGTGATATATAAGTTTGAAGGCTTTGATCTTAGATTAGATAGATTGTCAGATCCATACCTGCAAGGTTCAAGTTTAGATTTTGTTGACACCATAGAAAAGCAAGGCTTTACAATAGACAACCCTAATGCACAAGGCTCATGCGCTTGTGGAGATAGTTTTCACTAATGAGCGATGCAATGTGTACTAAATATGGATGTGACTATCAACTAGACCTTGATGGCCAAGTAACCTGTTCTAACTGTGGTGCTATGGATGATGACATGACAAACCCTAATGTGATACAATAGACTAATGGAAATAATTATAATACTAATCACTTGGTATGCCACAAAGGTATACTATACAAAAACATTAATCGTTCAAACACCAGTCAAAGAAGAAGGACCTATGGTCCACGCAAGATGCGCCAAGTGTTCTCAAACCATCTACACCCACAGGGATAACCTTCGTGTCCCATTCTACTGTTTGACATGCAAGTAAGTCATGGACAAGTTTGAGTCCTCTTGGAGCCTATATGCTAAGAAGATTGATTCTTACAAGGTAGCCTGTAGCCAATGTGATCAACTATACTTTAAGCAAAATGATGAGCCTTTTGTATGCTTAAAATGCTCTTCAAGTTAATGGTATAATGATTATATGCCATACATAGTCAATAATCAGGTAGTGGGTCACGACCCAAGAGATATAGAAAGAAAGCCATCGTATATAGAGTTTTTTGAAAGAATTGGAAACTCTGTAGATAATATACAGATTATCCCAAATTTCCTTTCTGAAGAGGAAATTGCATATCTTTTAACACATATAGACGAAAGAAGAAAAAATAGTTTTGTTTCTCAAAAGGATAATGATGGAAACCCTACAGCATGGATTCATAATTATGAATGTATTGTAGATGCCCATGATATTCAAAACAGAGTAAAAAAAGAAGTTGTTAAAAAGTTTGGTAATGAGAATATAAAGGCTATGGCTGGGCCTAACAACTACCTTAATATTGCAAGATGGGACAAGGGAACTAAACTAACACTGCATGTAGATGATCTAGGATATGTAGCAGAAAATCATCTTCCAACACTTGTATATCTAAATGATGACTACGAAGGTGGAGAGTTAAGTTTTGCTACACACCCTGTAACTATTAAGCCTAAGACTGGTGATTTAATTATGTTCCCTGGAAATATGCACTATGCACATGAAGTAAAAGAAGTACTTTCTGGAACAAGATATACACTGCCAATTTGGTTTACAGTGTTATAGGATATAATTAAATAATGACAGACGACACACTAAAAGAACCTGCCAAAAAAAGAAAACTTCTGGATGGTTCTGAAGTAGATGATTTTTATTATCCCATTGACCTAATATTACATACAAAAGCACCTGGTAAGTGGAAGTTGATTGACCTTGAGACTGGACAGGAATATCTTGGATCAGATATTTCGCACGAAACATTTGGAGAACTTCTAAGAACTAAAGTAGCAAAGGGTTGGATAGGTTCTTGGTTTAAAACAAAAGGAAGAGTAATAAAAAATGGATAACACAAACAAGCCTATAACCTTTCACTGGATGTGGAGAAGACATTGGCAAGTAAATGACAGCACTGAGCATTTAGATCTTAAAGGAATTCTTGGTATGGCACAAGAACTAGACAGTGCAAATGTAAAGTCTGTATTGCTTCCTTATGGTCCAGGTGGTATAGATTTTTCTTTAGTTATACAGGAAGCATTGCAAAAAACAAATCAACTAATTATGACAATTGCTTTGCCAGCCTACGGTGTAAGTCCAGATTATGCTGCTAAGATTGTTGATACTTTAAATCAATTTGCCCCTGGAAGAATTGGAGTAAACCTTGTTGCTGGAAGATGGGGAGACGAAGGAAATGACAAGTCTGAGAAAATAGTTATAGATCATTATATGCACGACCCAAGCCTAATCGACACACTAGATAAAAGAGTTGCTATATCCGCAGTATGGATGGATAAGTTTGTAGACATGTCCAGAAAGCATATTCACAAAACACATTTGGCTGTAGTTGGATCTTCAGATACAACAATTGAGATAGCAAACAAACACACAGAATATATTTATGTTGATGACAATCTATTATATAAAGATCAATTTAAAAAAATTAAAGGGCCAAAGCCAATAGTTATTATTGATCCACTGATTATTAGTCATCCCGATGATGAAAAAAATGTCAAATATGATAAAAATGCACCAGAAAGAAGACAGAATCATCATGTTAAAGGAACAATAGAAGAAGTAAAGAAACAAATAAGGAAAATATCAAGTGAGTATGGAGTATATGATTTTATGATTCATACTGATCAAGAAGACATAAGCAAACTTTTAAAACTAGTAAAAGATTTTAATCAAGAAGAAAGTAAAGAGGATAAAAACAATATGCAAATATCTGAACTAACTAAAAAAAACTTTGATCAAATTGGTAATAGTGTCAACAATGTTAAGGTGTTTAATAACTACATTTCTGAAGAGAAATGCAAAGAAATTGTAGAGTTAATAAGAAAAACAGAGACAAGCAATAACAGACCACTTCAGTCTGACGCTCTATCTTTAGTTTATTATGACTCACTTGATCTTCCAGAAAAATACATACCAGAAGTTCATTCCTTTTTAGAAAAAGAGTATGGCATTAAGGTTAAGCCAAGGCACTCTCGTTTTGCTGAGTGGAAGCATCAAAATAGTCAAGAAATACGCATAGACGATATGGGTTCTAAGGATTCAAATCATATGGCTGGATGGGTATATCTAAATGACAACTATGATGGCGGAGATATTTCTTTTATTAATCAAGATATATCGTTTAAGCCAAAGGCTGGAGACCTTGTTATGTTCCCTGGAAATATTCACTATTGGTACAGCGTAAAGCCTGCAAATGGATCAAGATATATAATGCCAATCTGGTTTGATTTTATTTAATGGTACAATTTATATATGAAAAAATATAAATGCTTCTTTTGTGACAAAGATGCAACCCATTATGATGTTGTGGTTGATCATGATGAGTTTGTAATTGCAGATACATGCCTAGACCACCTCTCTGTCGGATTGGTATCATAAAATGAGCGTAGTTAAACCTATTTTAATAACATACCCAAGAAGTGCATCTCACTATTTTGACAAACTTTTTTATGCAAAAACTAATTTTCACATGGAAAGATGTCATACTGTAGATGGAATATTCAATAAAGAAAATGACAAACTAAGAAAAGTAATCACAATTGTTAGAGATCCAAGAGATAGTATTAACTCTTACATATCTTTAAAGGCACACTTTGGAACAGATCCTGAAAATGTTAGAGAAATGGTATCAGAGTATATACTTCTTTATAGTTTTTTAAATGATCACGCTGATTATGTTATAGACTACAAAGATCTTGTTGAACAACCAGAAGTAGTAATAGATAAACTTGTAAATCTTATGGGAATAACTAAAGAAAACTACGTTAGTTTTGCTAACAACCTTATTAGTTACGATAGTAAAAATTTTATCTCTTCAAGTAAAGATGTCCCTGGATACGGAAAAGTAAACTTAGACTATTACAATGTTGATTCATGCTATTTTTACTACAATAGGCTTTTATCAAAAAAGATTACGATTTAATTAAGTTTTAAATGAATAGAATATTAAATTATCCTAGGTCTGGATCTCATTATCTCCAGCACCTTATACTTAATTATTCTGGAAATTATGTAGAGTTTGATCACGATTTAAATAATTCTGACAATGACTTTATAATAAGTATTGCAAGGGATCCATTTGAAAGCATACATTCAAGAAGTGTAATGAGAAAACACTATAATGGAACTGTAGATGCAGGTATCTTTATAGGTCAGTATCTAGATACATATTCTTTTTTAATTGAAAATGCTAATTTAGTTATTGACTATAAAGATTTAATTTCTTATCCACAAGAATTAACAGTACTGGTGTGTAGCCTGTTAGGGTTTAAAAAAAATATAAGAAAATATCCAGCACAAAAAGACACTCCAGATGTAAATTATCTTGTGTCCAGTAAAACAGTTGAAGAGTATAAAGAAGAGTATTTTAATAAAAAAAACCTAGAGGAATGCTACTCAGTATATTTAGAATTACTAAGCAAGTCAATAAAGTTGACCTAAAATCATTTCTCTGATATACTAAATATATGGAACAATTGATCAATAACTATGGCTCATGGGTGCTTGCCTTCAGTGGAGTTTCAGCAATATATTTTGTTGGTAGAAAACAAATGTGGGCATGGATTTGGGCTACTTGTAATGAGGCTATGTGGATATACTATGCCATAATAACAAAACAATATGGCTTTATATTTGCTGCTATTGCATACTCAGTTGTTTATATTAAATCATACAGACATTGGAGATACTTGGACTCAGACAAGCCATCTTGGAATAAGTTTCTTAAGTTAGTTTGGAATAATAAATGAAAAAGAATGAATGCGTTAAGTGTGGAATTTCTGTTAAAGATCCAATCTTTTGGGACACACATCAAACCATGAGTGATGGACATGTCTGGTGTACAAATGCCAAAAGATCCTAAGATAATGACAATGGATTGGCGTAGCCTTGGCTATTGGCCTGTATACAAGAATGGAAAGAAAGTTTGGGTGCCACAAGATGAACAACATAACAAAGATTGAAAAGACTAAGGTTGTTCCATTACGATGGATAGGTAATTTCCTTGGTGAATATGCTGGTAATCATTTAGTTAAGGCTATTGATTTAGATGAGTCTTTAGATAGTAATTTAGGGTTTAAGTTTAAGTACCACGCAAAATGCTGGAAGTATCTTAATAAACCTTATACATGGTGGGGCACATACTACGAACTTGATATTAAAGGAATGATAGATGACCTAGATGGTGCAGGTTGGGACGACTATGATGAGTTTGGTAAGGCGTACTGGGATAAAGATTAAGCAATACTGCCAGAACCAGTTACTGATCCAGCACCGTCAATTGACTTAGGCATGCTGTATAGTTCCCAGTTATCTGAGTACAAAGGTGCATAACCTGGGTTACCGCCATTGGTGATTCTAATAAAGTATGCTCCAGCGTATCCGTAAGGGTTTCCGTCTGTAAGAACTATTGCTCCTAATGGATAGGATACTCCATTGTTATATTCGCCTTGATAATTTGGTGGAAGTGCCATTATGAAACCCAACTAATTGTAAAGTTAAGATATTCAATTTGATGATTTGTAATTCCATTTTCTTGAATCCATGTATCAAGAGGCATATAACCATCAACAGGCAGTGGAATTAGTTGAACTGGTGTTCTTAATGCACCAAATTTTTGACCGTTTAGATTTGAGTAGCCACCTGTAAGTCCAGATACTGTTAGCAATCTTGCTTCTCCTACTGGCCAATGATTAGTGACATTGGCTGGTGCTTG